AAGGGGAAGGCGTGCGGACAAAACTGGCTCTTTCACGGGCCGGCTGTTCGCCGGCCCGCTCCCCAGCGGTTTTCGACTCCTTTGCGTGCCGCAGTAGCCTTTCGATAGGCTTGTAGGCATGAAGGGTCGCCCGCCAACGCCGAAGCACATCCTCGCGATGCGAGGATCGAAGCACGCCAAGAACCGCGAGGAACTCGGCGCGGCTCCGGCTACGCCGATCACGGCTCCTGCGTGGCTCAAGCCTCGAGCGCAGGAGATTTTCTCCCGCGTTGTCGCGTGGCTTGACGGCATGGGAACCCTGGCCGAGTCCGACGAGCACGTTATCACGAGGTACGCGACGACCTATGTGATGTGGGAGTATGCGACCCAGCAGCTCCAGGCGATCGACTCGGCCTACGTCGAGGTCTTGGCCCCCGACGGATCGATTCGATTCTCTCGTCCAGTGGCGATGGCGATGCAGGCAAAGGAATGCGGCGAGGCGCTCAGGCACCTCGAGACCGTTCTCGGCCTCACCCCCGGCGACCGCACCCGACTCGGCTACGGAGCCGTGAAGGTCGTCGTCGATCCGATGGATGCTCTGCTCGCGAAGCGTGGTTGATATCCGCGATTTCATCGGCCTGCTGAAGCACAGTCGCGGCGACTTTGCGGGGAAGCCTTTCGTCCTCGAGCGCTGGCAGGACGAATACCTCGACAAGCTCTTCAACACGAAGAAGGCCGACGGCCTGCGGCAGTATCGAACGAGTTTGCTCGCGTTGCCCCGCAAAAACGGGAAATCGGCGCTTTCGGCGGCCATCGGATTGTACATGCTTTGCTGCGATGACGAGGGGGCCGAGGTGATCGTCGCGGCCGGCGACCGCTCGCAGGCGGCGCTGTTACATACCGCGGCGAAGCAGTTCGTCGAAAGCTGCCCGTCGCTGGCGAAGCGATGCAAGATTTACCGCAACAGCATCGTCTTCCCCGAGAAGAACTCGACGATGATCTGCATCTCGAGCGAAGCGGGAACCAAGCACGGTTACAACCCGAGCTGCGTCTTGGTCGACGAGTATCACGTTTTCCCAGACCGCGAGCTGGTCGATGTACTCGAGACGGGCACTGGTGCCAGAAGCCAGCCCCTCACCATCTACATCACGACTGCCGGCACCGACATGGATGGCCCGTGTTACAAGGACTGGCAGCGGGCGATCAAGATTCGCGATGGAGTGCTGAAGGACGACTCGTTCCTGCCGTGTATCTACGCCGCCGACCCAGAGGATGACCCGTTCATCGAGGAGACGTGGAAGAAGGCGAATCCGAACTACGGGATCACGCTGAAGCCCGAGTATTTCCATCAGTTCGCCCAGAAGGCGAAGGACTCGCCCACCGACGAGGTCGTCTTCAAAACGCTACATTTAAATACTTGGCAAAAATCCGAAACGAAGTGGATTCGCCACGGTGCCTGGGACGCCAACAATGCGCCACTGCGGCCGACGGCAGGGCGGCCATGCTGGTGCGGCGTCGACCTCGCCAGCACATTCGACACGACGGCGTTCGTGGCGATCTGGCCTGACGCCGATGGAACGTATGACATTCATGCCCACTTTTTCATCCCCGAGGAGAACGCGCACAAGCGGTCGAAGGAAGACCGGGTGCCGTATCAAGCGTGGGCCGACGCAGGTTTGGTACAATTAACGGATGGTGACATAACGGACTATGACGCCGTGCGCGATTACATTCTCTCGTTTTGCGAGAAGAATTCGGTTCGCGGTATTGCAATCGACCGCTGGAATGCGGTGCATCTGACGACGCAACTGGTATCGGAGGGAATCGACGTTAAGCCTTTTGGACAAGGTTTTGCCAGCATGAGCGCGCCGAGCAAGCTGCTCGAAACTCTGTGCGTGTCCAAGCGTTTGCGACACGCCGGCAACCCCGTCCTCGCGTGGCAGATGTCGAATGTTCAGGTCAAGATCGACGACGCCGGAAACATAAAGCCGACCAAGAAGAACTCACACTCGACCGCCCGCATCGACGGAGCCGTCTCTCTGATCATGGCCCTCGGTATCTCGAGTAGCGAGAACCACGGCAACACCGACGAACCAACCCTCATGGTGCTGTAGCGTGGACAAGGTCGACGAGGAAGTCTCCGATCTGATCGAGCTTCGCGGCAATCTCTCTCGCATTTTCGAGGAGATTACGAACACCCGACGGACGGCGTCGGGCGTCACGGTATCGCCCGAGACTGCCCTGGAATGCACCGCGGTTCTCGCGTGCGTGCGTGTTCTGTCCGAATCGATCGCCTCATTGCCTTTCAACGTCTACCGCAGGCTCCCCGGCGGCGGCAAGGAAATCGCCGAAGAGCAGCATCTGCACGAGGTGATCTGCTATCAGCCGAACTCGTGGATGACGGGTTTCGAGTTCAGGGAGCTTATGCAAAGCTGGCTGCTCCTCTGGGGCAACGCCTACGCCTACATCAAGGGCGGTCGGCAGGGCGGCGTGACCGAGTTGATTCCTCTGCATCCGTCGCGGATGGAGGTCAAGCGGCTGACCAACGGCAAGCTACGGTATTACTACACCGAGCCGACCACGCCGATTCAGCCTCAAGTCGAAGTCACAGAGTATCGGCAGGACGAGATTTTTCATTTGCGGTGGCTCTCGTCAGATGGGGTGCGCGGGTTCACGCCAACCACCCTGTCTCGAGACGCGATCGGCCTCGCAAGAGCCACCGAGCTGCACTCGGGCAGCTTCTTCGGCAACGGTGCCCAGCCTGGGACGTACATCGAAACCGATCAGCCGCATAAGCCCGAGGTGCTGGCTCGCTTCAAGGAGCAGTGGAACGACGCTCACCAGGGGCCAGACAAGTCATACAAGACTGTTGTCATGCCGTTTGGCTTCCACCGCAAGCAGATTGAGATTCGCAACGATACCGCCCAGCTTATTGAGACCCGCCGCTATCAAGTCGAGGAGGTGGCAAGAGCGTATCGCGTGCCGCCGCATCTCCTCGGCGACTTGTCCAACGTCCGCTTCAGCACCGTCGAGCAGTCTGCCATCGACTTCGTCACCTTCAGCTTGATCCCGTGGTGCCGCCGATGGGAAATGGCCTGCCGGCGTGACCTCGTCGTGGACGACAAGCAGTATTTCTGCCAGTTCGATGTGAATGCCCTGATGGCCGGCGACTACGCGGCGCGGTCGCAGTTCATCCGCGAGATGGCGAATCTCGGCGCGCTCGACGTTGACGAGATTCGCGCTCAGATCGGCTACAACCCGCTGCCCGACGGCCAGGGGAAGAAGCGATTCGTTCAGGTCAATATGCAGCTTCTTGAGGCTTTCACCGCCGACAACCCGACGGGCCAGAAGAAGCAGCAGCCCGAGACCGTGCCGGCCCCGCCGGCCAGCGTCGACTCGCCGCCCGAACCGCAGGCCGGCGACACAGCGGAAACGACCGATGCCCGTCAGGTCGCCGGTGCCGAGGTCTTGTTCAAGACGAGTCTTCGCCGACTCGCCGCGGTCGAGGCCGACGGCGTGCTTGAGCGACGCAATAAGCCCGAGAAGCTTGCCGCGTGGCTTGACCAGATGACTGGCCGGATGCGTGACGAGCTTTCCGAGTCTGCAAAGGCCACTGGACGCAACATCGATCAGTTTGTTGGAACGTGGATGAACCGCTCGCGGGAACTCTTGCTTGAGTGCCATCGCAGCGGCCAGAAGTACGAGACAGTCACCGAGGACTGGTGCGACAAGCACCTGACGACCGATGCCGCAGCCACTTGAAGGCGTTGTCGACGCATTGCAGGCGTCCCTGGCCCTGCACTGGTCGCAGGCCGAGATGTATGACCTCCAGGCCGTCCACCTGACCCGCTGGGGCTACGGCAAGCTCGGCGAAGTCTGGGCTTCCTACGCCGCCGAAGAGCGGGGGCACATCAAGAAGCTGTCTGAGCGACTCGAGTTCTTCGATGTCCAGCCGTCGCCGACTCACGACGAGCCGGAGCTGCCCAGGCACGACTTCGAGGCGATCCTTGACTCCAACTATGAAGCCGACACGCAGGCCGCCGAGGTCGAGCGGGCTGGCTTTATGACGTGCATCTCCGTCGGAGACTCGGTATCGGCCAAGCTGTTTATGAAGCTTCGTCGTGGCAGCGAAGATTCGATGGCGAACATCGAAGCAATTCGGAAGGTGATCGATCAGATCGGTGCGGAAAACTACCTCGCTAATCAGGTGACGGCATGAGCAATGAAATTGAGCGTCGTACAACGGTTCAGGAAGCCACTGTCGAATACCGCGACATGGGCAACGGCGAGAAGAAGCCCGTAATTTCGGGCTACGCCGCCGTCTTCAACTCCGAGAGCCGCAACCTGGGCGGGTTCGTCGAGACGATTCACCCGAATGCGTTCGATGATGTGCTCGCCGAGGGGCCGGATGTCATCGGCGTGTTCAATCACGATCGCAATCTGCTCCTCGGCCGCACCGGAAACGGGTCGATGAGGCTGATGAAAGACCCTTATGGTCTTCGTTACGAGATCATGCCGAACGAAAATACGTCCGTCGGTCGCGATGTCGTTCAGTGGGTGAAGGATCGGACGGTCGTGGGAAGCAGTTTTGCCTTCGCCGTGAAGCGCGACGGCGGCGATTCGTGGTCTACGGACGGCCAGCGAGGCATTCGCAAGCGTGAAGTGCGTCAAATCGGCCTGCTCGAGGACGTTGGGCCTGTCGTTCGGCCCGCCTACGACTCTTCCAGCGTGGTTGTGAGCCGTCGAGCCATCGAAATGGCCCTCGGAGAGTCGTACCGGCCCGTCCAGACGATGGCGAATGCGTCGAAGCGCGGTCTCAAGCTCGCGCAGAAGCACGAAAACGTCGATTCTCGTCTGATTTGCATCGCCGAACGAGTCGCGAGCCGTGAAATCGTCTCTGTGGAGGAGGTTTCGTACCTCTCGGGCGTGTACGAGCGTTGCATCGCGGCGAAAGCGACGGGCTGGTCGGGCTCGCCGGCCTGGATTGAGTGGCAACTGGCTGGCGGAGACGCAGGCGAGAAGTGGGTGGATCGGCGTGTTGCTTCCGCGCAGCCGGAAGCAGCCCCGTCGGTGGACTCTGCGGCCGAAATCACAATCGCCGACGCTCCCGCCGAGGAAAGAGCCGCCTCCGACGTAAGTCTTGTGCCCTCGGCAGGCATGGCCGCCGCCGCGAAGCGTGGGCTGGCCCTGCACGAGGCTGGTCGATCGGGCGACGGCCTCAAGCCGGAGACCGTTTCTCGCGCCGGAAGGATCGCGGCTCGCGACGAGCTGACGCCCGAGCACGTTCGCGAGATGCGTGCGTGGTTTCGGCGACACAAGGTCGACAAGAAGGCCGGCTGGTCGACGAAAGGTGCTGAGACCCCCGGTTACACGGCCTGGATGTTGTGGGGCGGTGACGCCGGCTGGCGTTGGTCTGAGGCCAAGGTCGCTCAGATGGAGCGCGAGAGCGGTCAACGCGATATCGGCGAAGACGCCGAGGGCATGGAGGAAGAATACCCCGGCACGCTTTCGCAGGCGAACCTTGATCTCGCCGAGGCCCAGGAGATGATCGCAGCCGACGAAGGCCAGTGGCCGCAGGACGGTGCGTCAGGTGCCCACTACATGGCCGAGAGTCCTTTCGCGGAGCGTGGCATCGCGTGTGCGAACTGCATCTTCTACGAAGGCGGCGGCTGCGAGATCGTCAGCGGAGACATCGACCCGAATGGTGTGTGCAAGTTCTGGATCATCCCCGAGGAACGTATGAACGCAGAAGATAAGAAACCGGAGCCCGCTCCGGTTGAGGATAAGCCGTCCGAGGACATGCGTGCCGAGCAGGAGGCGAACGATATCGCCGTGAAGTTGGCAACACTCAAGGCGACAATCCTTCGGACTCAGTTGCACGGCGCAGCGAAGGATCGTTAGGCTACATAGAGAGACATTGCTTCACGACGGATGTCGTGAGGGGCAGTGCGAGCGACTTGAGGATTCAAGCACGCGGCGCGCTAGCGGGAACACCCGCCGGCCGCAGCATTTCGCGATTGGCCGGCTCAAACCAAGGAGCAGGCCAAATCATGGCGTCGAATCTCAAGCGTCTTCAGGAACGTGCAGCGGCTGTCGCCGCTCGGATGACCGAACTGTCCGGTGTCGAGGATCGCTCGGCCGAGCAGACCAAGGAACTCATCTCGCTCGGCACCCAGGCCGACGACCTGAAGACCTCCCTCGAGTTCGAGGAGCGGATCGCCGCCAAGGAAGCCGAGCTGCGTGCGGTGGTCGAGAAGGCCGCCCCTGCCCCGGCCCCCGTGGCCGAAGTGGCCGCCAAGGTCGAGGACAAGAAGGTCGAGATTCGGGCTCTGATGCCCCATCACACCAGCCTTCGGGCGTTCAATGATGGCCCCGAGGCTGTCGAGAGTGCCTACCGCTGCGGCCGGTGGCTTCGGGCCACGGTCTACAAGAACGCCGACGACATTCGGTGGTGCAAGGATCACGGCGTTGAGAGCCGTGCTCTCGGCGAGAACAGCAATTCGGCTGGTGGCGCTCTCGTTCCCGAAGAGTTCGCGGCCCGCGTGATTCGGCTCGTCGAAAACTACGGCACCTTCGCGGCGAGCAACGTCGAGAAGGTGACGATGACCCGCGACACGATGATCATCCCGAAGCGGATCACGGGCACCAGCGCTTACTTCGTGGGCGAAGGCACGGCGGTGAACGAAAGCGAGCCGACCTACGCGAACGTGCAGCTCATCGCGAAGAAGCTCGCAGTCGGAACCCGCATGAGTTCCGAAGTGGTCGAAGACGCTCTCGTGGCGATCGCAGATGCTGTGGCG